ACTGCGGCGATCTTGCCCATCTTGCCGATAGACGACCCGAACTTCCCGAGAGCGCCGTCGGCTTCTTGGAGCGTTTTTTTGAGAGGGCCGGCGTTGCCGACTATCGAGACTGTAATCGGTTTAGCCATAAGCTTTATTGTAGATCGTACTTGGACGTCAAAGCGTCGATGAGATCGGCGTACCGGCTCGCGACCTCGGAGCGGCGCCGGTCGATCGCGTCATAAAAAAACGGATTCGGCTTTATGCGGCGCGACGGCCATCCGAAATGAATCGGACCGGCGTAAGGCACTCCGACGTTACCGGCGCGAACTTTCGCGCTTTTCTTCGTCGAGACGTTTCTCACCGTTTCGGCGAGCGCCCCGGTGAGGACCGGGACGTACTTCTTCGATTCGCCGATGATGATCTCCGCGACTTTCTTGTTCGTTTCCAAGAACTCGGACTTATTTAAGTCGAGGGCGTCCGACGATAATTTTCGTAGTTGTCTCTGGACTTTTGAGAGTCCCTCGATCTTTACCGCTTCCGTCGGGTTCGCCCGGAAGCCGAATGTGCCGCTCGCCATTATTTACGTCTCGCTTTCGCTTTCGCCTCTTTCGCACGTCGGACGAGGCCCTCATAGATTAGGTCGAGGATCGGCTCCGGTGTCGAAATTAGCTCGTTTGGCGCGATGCCCGTCTCGATGGCGAGCTCGGCGATATATTCGCTGAACGATCCCCGGATTATTCTTTTGGGCTCGTGGAGATCTCCACGTCGGCGACCGACTTGACCCACTCGTCGAAAGGCTTGACTACGTTGCCGTTGTCGCGATCCGCGAGCCACGCCAGATAGTAGAGGTGCTCCATCTTCGTATCGGCGCCCGTGAACGCCTGAGAGATGCCGCACTTCGCCCATCGCTCGAAGCCGATGATCGCCGGCGGATATACGTCGAGTTCTTGACTTTGACCGTCGCGCCGCTCGACCGTGAGGCGAATCTTAAGCACGTCGGACTACGAGACCGCTTGGGTGATGTTTCCGCCGGTGTACGTCAAACTTATCTGGACGAGCTCATTCACGTTCACCACGATCGGGGCCGAGGCCAAATAGCCGTCGGTGTGGGTATAGCGGGGCGAGCTCGCACCTGGAGCGGCCGCGAGAGGCTCGAAGACGATCGTCGTAGTGGTGCCTACGTCGCCGAACGCGAATTGGATCGCCTCCGAGGTCGCGAAAGATCCGAGGAGAGTGAACGTCGTTTCGGCGGTCGGGAGCCCGGCCGTGAACGTCTCGGACGTCGAGGCGAGCGTCGTCGCATCGAGAGCGGGCGCCGTTTTCGTCATCTCGAGAGAGACAAGTTGATCGTTAAAGTCGGTGCCGCCGACCGTGAAGACGGTCGCTTTTCCGAGTTGGGTTACTGTGGCCATAGTTGAGAGTCTACTCCGTTTCTTCTTCTATAGGTTTAGCATACTTGCGCGATGCTTTGGTGTTTTGTTTCTCTTTGATCGAGCCGAGGGCGAGATTCTTCGCGGGGATGATCCCGGCGGCCAGAAGATCGGCGTCCGAGACGACGTCGCCCGGCTTGAAGCCGCGTAGACGCCCGGAGACGATGACGTAGTCGGCCATTATCCGAAGAGCTCCATCGTGTAACGGTACGAGAGCATTTCCACGCCGCTAACACTAACCGAAACGGGGACCGCCGAAACGACTCTCGACGTCGAGACCGTCGCCGTCCCGCTTTTCGGGAGCGTCTTCGCGGCGTCTAGTTTCGCTTTGATGCTCGACGCGCCCGAAGCGGCAAGGAAGCCGTCTAGGTAGTCTTGGGCCGATCTTTCCGACATTCTGCCCGTTATGAGGATGAGGTCGATCGTCGCGGTGTCGAGCGTCGAAGCTAGGACGTAGTCCCAAGTTAGGGAGAGCTGACCGATCACGAGGGCCGGAGGGACGAGACCGTCCGGGATGGTGTCGTAGACGCGGAGGCCCGTGATGTTTATCGCGGTCTTGATGCCGTCGCGGACGTCGGACGGGACCATTAGGCGAGGACTTCGCGCCTATACGGTCGGACCATCGCAAGGACGTCGCGTCCGAGCGGGCTCATCCGGATAGCGCCAAGCTCCGAGAGGCCGAGGACTCCGCCGACGCTCGAGGCGCGTTTCACGAGGTCGGTCGAAAGGATGAGACAAGCTTCCTCTATGTCGTCCGGGGGCGTCCCGAGATACCATCCATATTTAGCGGTTACTTGTACGCCGGGACGGAGGTTTATAGGCGACGGAAAGAGCGTAGTGCCGACCATCGTTACGACGGTGAAAGGCCGCTCGAGTTGCGGGGCGTTGATCGGGTCGAGGATGTAGTCGGTGTCGAATGTGAGCGTCGTCTCGAACGTGCCGTCTCCGCCGGTGTCGAGCGCGACGACGAGGCCGGTCGTCGAAGAGATATCGTCGGTGAAAAGACGGTAGAAGTCCGTGGCCCGATATTTGCGGGCCGTAGCGTTAGCGTCGGCGTAAAAACGGCGATTCGTCATCCGGTCTATGGATCGGGACGCCGACTCGATCGCTTTCTCGATGTTCGTAGTCTCGTCGGCCGTTACGGTCGTCATCCCCGTATAGCTCTGAAAAGTGGCGAGATTCGTATAACCGTTGGAGATCGCCACGTCCTAGCCTTTCTTCTTTTTCGATACCTTTTTCGGCTTGGATTCTACTTCCACGATGGGCGCGTCGTCGGATACCCTCCCGGTCGATAGTCGAGGTGATCCCGTCGAAAGGAGACTATCGACTCGAGAGAGTTCTTTTCGCACCGCTTCGGCGCGTTCTTTCTTGCCGGCTTTCTCGTAGCCCGCGAGCTCGATCTTCAAGCCGTCGCGATAGTTGGAGAGTTGAGCCGTAGACATATCGGAGCGTTAAAGATCCCCGCCGGCCGCACAAGGAGCTAGGCGACCGGCGGGTACACTTTAGAACGCCGGCGTTATGAGACCGGTTCCCGCGATGCGGGCGCCCGCGAGCTGTCGTCTTTGAGCGGTAAAGGCCGAGAAGCCAAAGAGCACGATACGGATCGCGACCTTGCCGTCCGGTTGCTCGAATCGGACGAATGTCGGCTGACTTGGCGCTTCCCAGAGGTGCATTTCGTCGGCGCTGACGACGAAGATCTGGTCTTCGTTGGCGCCGGCTCCGGCGTTGGTCCGCACGTTTCCGTCCGTGATGATCGGGAGTCCGAGCATCGAATATTGACCGCTCTGGCCGTAGCCGAGACCGGAGAAAGTACCCGTCGCGTTCATCGGGCCGTTCGCGTTAGGTACTACGAGCGGGCGACCCGTCGAGTCCACGCCGGCCAAGAGAAAGCCGAGGCGTCGAGGGTGCATAATGATATGCGACGGACCCGCGAAGACGTTCGACTGAACTCTCTGGATCGCGTCCACGATCTTCGGATAGAGCTCGGCGACCGTCGGACTCGCGTCGGTGTAACCGACTACTTCGGTGAAAGCGTTTTCGATTCCGGTCGGCTGACCGCTTGATCCGGAGCCGCTAATGACGCCGAAGTCGAGTTTCGTATTGTAAGCCGAGATGAGGTCCGCGAGGACGACTTCCTCGATGTTCGCGCCCCGGAGGATCGCTTGCTTCGAGACGTCTTGCATCCCCGAGATCGTGTTCACGTTCACGGTAAGGAGCGTGTCGTCGATGTTCGTCTCCGTCGCGGTGTCGTTTTCGGCGGCCTGATAATCGACGGCGGTCCCGGTCGTAACTTTGGAGATGTTCACCGTCATACCTTGAGCCGGTAGGACGTGCTTTCGGCAGATGTCGGCGACCGGACGGCCCGCTCGGGCGAGAGGAGCGTAAAGATCGACGAGAAACTGAGGCACTACGAGACCGGCGAACGCGGCAGTCCCGACGTCGCGCTTCTCGAGCTTGACTTCACGGTTATAGCGGGCGATTCTCTCGGCGGCGTCGAAGTCGCGGGAGAACTCGGAGGCGATCGCGTCGGCCAAGAATGAGAACGATCCGCGAGCGTGATAGGTCGGCTCTTCGGCCGTTACTTTCCATCCGCCGACCGGCTGAACGGTCGTCGAGACGGGCTCTACTCGCTTGGCGAGTTCTTGAGCGGCGACTTTGCGGGTCTCGATCTCGGCGATCTGCACGATGCGGGCGTCGAGTTTCTCGATCTCGAGGGCGAGAGCGGAGACGTTCGCGACTTCAATTTCGTTAAGGTCGCGATCCTCTTCGGCGGCGCAATTGAGTGTCGCGTCGATGAGTTCGTTCTTCGCGTTTCGCTTCTCTTGGAGTTGTGTTAAGAAAGTCATTTCTAGATCCTTTTGGTCGTTACGGTTTCGAGGTGTCTAGTCCACTCGCTGACGGGTGTCGATCTGGTCGAGGTGCGTCTCAGCTTCTAGAGGTGTCGTCGGTTGAAGTGTAGCGCCTAAGTGTAACGGGATGCAAGGATTACTCGGCGGCGGATTCGACGATTCGATCGGCCCAAGTTTTGCCCGGGTCGCCTCCCCAAAGCGCCCAAGCTATCCGACCGGCCGACGGATAGCCGTCCTCGTCCGGCGTGAAGCCGCGTCCTTTCTTGTCGATCTCGTGTCTCGCGAAGAATGATCGCATCCGAAGAACGGTCTCGTAGGGTAGCGCCCCGTTTATTATGTCGCGGGCTCGCGCCACGCCGATAGCGGTCCCTCCGCGTCCGTAGATCCGACGCCATTCGAGGCCGCGTCGAGCTTCCGCTTTCATTTCTTGGGTCGGTTTATACGTTTCGGCGCGGTCTTCGGGTTTTGGATACTTCGGATGATCCGGGTCGAGGAGATCGTTGTCGCCGACATACTTCGCGTTCTGGGGCCGACCTACCCGGGCGAGATAAAGAAAGGCGTTCACGCGGGCGAGCGCCCATTGTTGGCGTCCGATACCCGGGCGATGCGAAGTCGAATAGGCCCCGGTGCCGCGCCGATAGACCGCTCGTAGAGCTCCGACCCGGACGCGGGTCCAAGTCGGACGGTCCGCTTTCTTCATCGCGTCGTTATGTGTCGCCGCTTTGATCTGTAAAGTTTTTTCGGTCGCGGCCGAGATCTCGATATCGCCCGTTTTGCCGGACGCCGAGCCGGGTTCGTTCTTCGCGCTTCCCTTGATCTGGTCCTCTGCCGGCGCCGGGGCGTCGGCGCGATACGAGCCGGACGTTTCTCCGCGGCCTTTCCATCGGTTGCAATAGTACGAGGCCATTACATCGGCGGCCCAGAGAGTGCAATATCCGCCCGAGTAGTAGACGCAATTCGAGCACCGTCTACCCTCCGGGACGTCATCGCTCGAAGAGGGACGATAGTTTTGTGGGAGCGCCCGCACGTTCTCCGAGATGTTTAGCGCGACGATCTGGGCTTTAGCTTCGCGTCTAGTTTTGTGGCAATAGACGAGGCTCCCGTCGGAGTCCTTGACGACGGCGTAACCGTCGCGACATTCTGGGTGATCCGTCGCGATGCTGTAGGGCATCGGTCTATTTTCTTATTTTGGCGAGGATGTTCTCGAGTTGCGCGAGGTTCGGTTTCTCGATGACTTCGCGGATCGCCTCGACAGATGCGGCTTCGCCGTAGGCGCCGAACGTAACTAGAGACACTTCGGCGAGATGGGCCTTGATTCTTTCGACTATGCCGTTCTCCGTTTTGCGGTCTTTCAACGGTTGAAAGCCGATCGAAAGATTCGTCAAGACTCCGTCCCGCACGAGCTCGAGGGCTTGATCGCCGACGTCGGTCTTCGAGATCCTAAACTCCCCATAGAGTCCTTTCTTGTCTTCGCGTAGCGTCGTCGCCTTGCCGAGCGGTAGGACTTGCTGATCGTGGCCTTGAAGAAGCTTTACGCGGTGCGCGGCGCGTGTAACGGCCTCGAACGCGCCCATACGGAAGACCTCGACTAGGCCGGGATGGATGCGTGTTTCGCGATCATAAGGTACACAGATTCCGCATATCGTCCGACCGTCGCCCTCGGCCCGGATCTCGAGCTCGGAGTCGAATCGTCTCGTCTCTAAAGTCATAGCTTTATCCTATTCGTCTAACGGTTCTTGATTAGTGGATTCTTCGGTCGTCGTCTCCGGGGCGCCGATCGGAGGACGGTTCTCGAAGTCGGCGCGGATCTCGTCGATCGTGAGGAAGCCGGACTCGAGGGCGATCTTGTGGGCCTGATATCTCGTCAAAGTGTCGGATCGAAGTAGGGCGTCGGTGTTAAACTTCGCGTATTGACCGCGAGGGATAAGGTCGGTGAACGCGGACTCTATGCGCGTGATGAGCGGCGTGATCCCGCGCAAAAATTGGAGTTGCTCTTGCTCGACGTTCGAGTAGGTGCGCGACGAGTTCGGCGCCCCGAGGTAGTAGCCGGGGAGCCCGAGCATATTCGAGATTTCCGTCAAGGAGAACGCCCGCGATTCGACAAGCTGAGAGTCTTTCGCGTTATCTGATAGTTGCTGAAACTTCGTCGAGGCGTTCAAGACGGCCGGCTCCCTCGAAGTCCCGCCGTAGTGCCGCATCCAAACGGCCTTTAGCATATCGGCCTCGTCTTGGGAGAGATCGGCGTTGTCGGAGTAGAGGATCCCGGTCGGTTGAGCGCCGCCGTCGAAATATCTCGCGGCGTACTCTTGCATCGCCAAAGCGGAGCCGATCCCTTGACGTTGCGCGGCGACGATACCCATTCCGACTATCTGGCCGGGCATCGTAAAGTTTTTGATATGAAGTATCCGGTCGGAGTCGAAGACTTCGTCGTTTATCCGGTACGAGAGACGGCCGTTTATTCTTTCGACGTGAACGCGGGTCGGCGAGACCGGATAAATGGATTCCGGATAGCCGTTCGGTCCGAGGTCCCCGAGAATCGCTATGTAGTTTCCGTGAATGAGAAGAGACGCGGCCATCGCCGAGATCGTCTCGATGCGGGTCTCCGTCGGATAAGGGCGCTCCAAGAGCGCGGGGACCGGTTCGATGCGAACGTCGCCCCGGTAGGCGTGAATCGGTAGGGCGCCGATCGTGTCGGATATGAGAGTGATCCCGCGCCAAAGACCGGGGACCGAAAGGGTAGTCGATTCGTCTACGAAAGTCCCCGCGTAGACGGTGTTATAGTAACGCGAGACGCGGCCGAGAGAATCGACGTAGGCGTTCGGTTGGGGTTGCGGGAGATATCCGGCGCGTTTCTTGAGACGGAGTCGGTCGAAGATAGCCATCGGACTCTAGACTATACCGTAGCGGTCTTTGGCTCTGTTATAGCCGATCGTCTATTTCGTCAATTAGAAGATCGCCGATCGCGGCTTCGTTTCGGTCTTGCGGTGAACGGAGTGATGCCACGCCAAAGTCATCGCGTAGAGCGGCGTCAA